ATAATCTCGGGTTTGGTTGGTTAGCTGGCATTAAACTTATCTGATATTGAAACATGGTTTGGGTGCGTGGATTGGTTTTTTCCACCACTTCTGCGCTTGTAATTGTTATGGGTAACCAGCCGCTGTATGTTGTTGAATAGTAAAATACATTAGCAGAGTAAAATAGCTCTTTTAACCAGTCAGCAGTTTCTTGATTTAACCAGTCTGAGTTGGCTGTCCATGTTTCCTCCACCTTATTGTAAAAGTTTTTCATTCCCCGTCTCTGTCTAATACCAGTAAATATGCCTCCTGCGCTTGTATTTGAGTAGTTTACGAAGTTTTGTTCAAAGGACTCGCGTGTTATATTTGCTCTTTTATCTAACTGTAACTCGAATGTGTAAAAGTCATATACCCCATATTCATTTTTCCATGCGAACCTTATGCCCTCATATCCACATGCAGCTTCGGTTTTATTTAACCTAAATTGGTCCCATATTGCCGTTGTATCTAATGCAGGTGCAGTACTTAATTGACCATATAGTGTTGCAATAGCATAACTCCAATCTAATGCTCTCCATGATGCATGTTGTGCCGGTCCTATTAAAGCACCCATTAAAGAATAAGTTGTTCCAGCGCTTGTGCTCGAATAGTTTGATTGTGCCGTTGCATCACTCCATAACACATTACTAGCTGCACGAGGACCACCACCAGCACCACCACCTGTTATATTATATTGTGTTATCGTTAATAATAAGGTATTTGAGCTATCATATACTTTTATATCATATGCGTATATGTCCTGCGCCTGATTGGTTGTTGCAAAAGTAGTATCTTCATTGCCCTGCAAAAACGAAACAGCCAGCAGCTCATCATTTCTTATAGAAGCTGTGCGAGGCATATCAGTTAAACATACCTGCCTATTAAATACACTCGTTCCTGCTGTTGGTGTTGGTGTTGTCGGAAACCATTTAGTTGTTGTTACCCAGTTATATGATGTCGCTACTGCGGTTAATTTATCATTTGGGTCTGCTAAACCATTCCATACGAAATAAAAGTTTGAACCACTAACCGCTGGGCTACCTGCTGAACCGGTGTTACCAGGTGTTAATACTACTGATGATGAGGATGATGTTCCCCACTCTTCACCCCACCTAACAATATACCGCATCGCTTCAGTAGATGAGCGTGTCCATAATGCGGTGTTACTGACAGGAGTTGGTACTGGGTCAATTAATTGCGCTTGTAATACCGATGCAATATCAAATATGGCGTTACCTGATGCATTGGGTTGTTGTTTTATTCGTTGCAAGCGCACCGTTGGAGCATTTACATTGAATATATCAGCTACTGCTTTATACTGCGCATTTGATGATGAGTTTGATGTTACTTGGAATATGTTGGTATTATTCGCTACCCCAGTAAATGCTGGTTGTTTTACTATTGTTATTGCCATTCTATTTTCCTGTCTTTAATACAGTTCCTTCTATATCTTGTTTAATACGCTTCATCATATCAATTGCACCCTTATTTGCGATATTTTTCATGTTATTATCCAGCGCACTTCGTAGGGATGACTTGATAAATGGTTTTGCTTTCTTAAATCGTTGCCCTTTTGCACCAATACTCCTTGCTATTAACCATGCAAATTGAGTATCTTTCATGCCTGATGGTATTGATATGCGCTTTTCTTTTATCCACTCCAATATTGAACTTACAGGAGGTCTTCTACCCGGCCCACGTTTTGCCCCATCATCCACCCAAAAGCCGTATTGGAGCATCTCAACCGAAACAGTTACCTTATTTTGCTGCTCAGTTGGGGTTACTAATTTAAGCGACCTGGCTAATCTACCTGTGTTATATGAGCCATTACTTCTCAATTTTGCAATAGCATACTCCACATAATCATCAGCTAGTTGTGCTAGCGCTGGGGTTAGTTGTGTCCAATTGATGTATCCCATTATTATGCCTCAGGATATGCGCAGTAATCTAATACGCCTGTATCAGTATAATTTAAGGTTGCAACCCAGCCATATGCTCTATCATTGAACGCTTCACTTACTGGTGTTATATTGGACAAGGTTATAAATTCTCGTTGTTGTTCACTTCCCAAGTTCATGTAGCCTATTATATCATATATGTATTGCTCGGTGTTGGACATGATTGATAACCGGTTCGACTCATCCAATGGTGGCACATCAAGCGAATATAGCTCGAATGTTAAGGTGCGTGTGCCTGATGTTCCAATAGAGTTTAAGTTCATACCTGGCGATGTTATGGGACGCAAGTAGATGTATGGATATGCGACATCTTGCGATGTAGCATCCAAGTCCTCTAAATCACCCTCATAAAAGGTATTAATAGAAGCATGTCCCAATGATGCTGATTGGAACCTGGCTACTACTTGTGCGTAATTATTCATCTTCGTCTGTCGCTTCTTCGGTTACTTCTTCGGTCTCTTCTAACACCGTTACTTCTTCCACTGTAATAGCTATTGGTTCAACTGGTGTATATGTACCAATGCCATTAGCTTGGACATCCGCTATCAAGTCTAGCGAACAACCTAATAGTGCAGCTACTTTATTGGCATCATAACCACTATTTAACCAGTTTTGTATGCGTTGTCTTAGTATGTAATCGGCGGGTGGGCAGTTAATGCAGCTCATATAGTTCCTTATTTAAGTTTTCTTTTGTTAATACTTCGTTTTTCTTGTTGTCTTTTTATATAGTTTATATCCTTTTCATGTGCTAAATAATTCAGCACAAATATGTAATTCAAATCTGTAATACGCTTATCCCCTGTGATGCTAAGGATGGGAGTTGTCGCGAGATGGCAAATAGTTGCAAACCACTGCCAATGGTCACGGTAGCTTCGTTCATCATTGATTTCATCTGGGACGGAATATCCTTCATCACTTTCACCCTCTCCCTCACTCCTTTGGCTAGAGAATAACGCTGCATACTTGCTTGCATTAAGCTTGTTTGTAGCAAAAAAAAAGAGAGTGCTCCCATAGCAAATGCGACCGGTAACCCACTCATTCGTTCAGAGTTTGCAATAGCTGTTGAATAGTTATATGGCTCCAATTCATAATAGTCCCATAAGTTCGTTATTTGCTTTCTACCGACATTATATCCATTGACCACCTTATACTTCAAGCTATTCAATTGGTGCTTTTTAATAGGCCTGTATAGAAGCGCTGTAATAAGTGGCAAGTTCGTTTGGGTATCCTTAGTCATCTTTTCCAAGTCCACATATTCACCTAACGACATTTTCGATATGTCTATATAACCATGCAGCACATCATCTATCATAATAAGTGGATAAAACTGCGGTGCTGCGGTATTAGCAAAGATTTCAGATAATTTACCATATTCATTCAGCACTTCACCCTTTGGTAGCGCTCGTAATTCATCAATTGTTATGCCCTTATAGTATGACATGAAGTGTTCGCATCTTTCAAGCTGCGTTGCATCATCACCTAATTGGTTCCATGCATTAAAATCTGCAATACTAAAATATTCCTTTGTCATTGTTTTGTTTCTCCTTTAATATAAATAGTATAATTTTGGTTTATTTCCCACATAAAATAGCATAAAAATGGGGGCCCGTTATTGGCCCCCCTATCCCTTTACAAAATACTGTGCATGTTATTAGGAGAAAGTAATGCGCGATAGTCAAATAGTGTTTTGTATCCCCTCAGTCCATTAATAAATATCATAAATTATCTTAAAACGCGTGGGTGCTGCCCGACATATAATGTCTTTGATGAGTCACCAAATATCTCATTCCTCGCAAGGTTTGCCATCCAAATAGCATCTACTATATCATCATGCCCTGATGGGGGGTGGGAAAAGGATATATTGCCTGTTGCGTTTATTCTATATGTATATGAGCTCAACTCGTTGTAACATTCAGGCATCAAGCGCTTGGAGGGTAGTAGTATATCACCGGTTTCAATAGCTGATATTAGTTTCCTTACCCCCAGTGTTTTGGACTCGTTAGTAGTAGCAAATGGCCTCACTCGTATGCCACCCTTGCGTATCAATTCAAACATTCCTTGTCCAATGCCATTCGTTTCGCAATAACATCCCTTAATATTATATCGTCTGAGATAAGATAAGAAAGTTGCTGCAACCGCATCAAGAGACTCAGCCTTAGTTCTAATAATTCTAACTGCTGTTCCCCCTTCGTCAAATATTGCGCAAACGGAGTAATCGCGTGAGAGAGCAGTGTCAATTCCTGCAAAATACTCTCTGCCTTTTTGTGGCTCATCCCATTCCTCAATTATAGTTATCAGGTCTAAATTGCGAAACACATCATTGGTGCTTTCGCTAAATTGCGCAAGGTATTCTTGCTTAAATATTTCTTCGGGCAACGATTGCCTCTGTTCTTCAATAAAGCCGGTATCAGCGTATGGATTGTCGGCTGATATACCTTCAAACGATATGTAATCATTGGATTGCTCCTGACCCCTTAAAAACCACGAATAGAACCAATTTTTGGAGCGTGGAGTTGATATTACCAAGCACTTCTTGCCCTTCGCTGTAAGGGTTGGTATTATGGCTTCATTGATTGCTTTTTCTGATATAAATGCTGCCTCATCAATTATCATCCACTCAAATGAATAACCTCTTATGGTGTCAGGATTGTCAGCTGATAAGAACTGTATTTGCGAACCATTGATAAAGTTCATTTTTAATTGCGATTTGTTTACACCCCGCACTATCTTCCTGCAAGCTGCATGCATTTCCTCAAATACCTTTTCCCCCTGTCTATATATTGGGGTTACCCATCCACACTTGGTTTTGGGGTTTTTCAGCAACCAATATAGTGCTAAGTTTTGAGCAAGCAATGATTTACCAAATTGCCTACCTGTACTGACAACACCGAACTTATGGCAAGAGTCGGCAAAGCCATCGATAATCTTTTTCTGCCCCATGTGGGGTTTAAATAGAGTTATTCGCATTGAATTTGTTTCTATATCTACTTGCTTGTCGATTTGCTATATGTTCTTCGGTAAACTTTCTACCTTTCTTTGCAGCGCTCATTTTTGCTATTGTTTCTGCACTATGCTTTTTACCTGTCTTTGTAGCACTAATTTTTGCTATTGTTTCTTCACTGCAATTATAGCCACCATTTGCTTTTCGTGTAGCAACTCTTTTTGCTATTGTTTCTTCACTTTGCTTTTTAAATTTTTTACCTGTCTTTGCAGCACTTATTTTTGCTTTTGCTTCTTTTGTATGTTTAAGACCTACCGAACCATCTCCACCATCGGTAAGGTTGACAAGCGTTCCTAACCCTAAATCAGCTCTACCATACAACTTAATAAACTCATGCTCTTTTTCACATGCTTCTTCCCATGTCAAGTCATCAAGCATAATCTGAACCTTATACCCATGCTTTTTGACTATATTATTCCAATGCTCATTTCTACCTTTTTCATAAGCACGCTTTTCATCTTGCCCTATGCCAATATAAAAGGGCTGGTTACTGTCTAATCTGATATGTCGATATAATACTGCCATTTCACGTGTTAATTTGGTATCGTACATTTTCACTGGGTGTCCTAAGCTCTAATGCTTTCAATGTCCCCCGCTCTTCCAATACCAATACCCCATCACATGCAGCTGGACACCCTTGCTTTCTAAAAGCAAATTGCAATTCATTCGGGTCTCTACCATTCTCCTTGCAAAAGCTTAGCCATTCATCATGCTCCGGTGTCATCAATTCTGCTTCTGAACCACACTTGTCGCACTTAAAAGAGATACGTTCAAAGAAGTCCTCACCAATTTTGACATTCGCTTCAAGCTTATTCATCACTACCTCCCCAGTTTAATTCAACTGAACCAATGATTTCAAGCTTTTCGGTTTCGTTGCCGCTATACTTAAATATCTGCTCAATAGCTCTCTGCCTTACCCTTGGGTCATCATCTTGTATTAACTTCACCATTTCATTGGTTGCCACTCCTACACTATCTTCTAGCTTTTGTTTCCATGCAGCTTTATACATATCACCGGCTTTCATCCAGTACGCTGTATATTGCATTTCTGATTTATTGGCGTAGTTCTTTTTACACCAGGTTATATAATCTGCGTGCTTGGTAGGTGGGGTAGTTTCATAGCGCATCTTATAACATTGCTCTATTCTAGCGTCTGTTTCTGCTTTTGTAAGTTTTTTTCCGGCCATTTCTTTATATTTTTTTAATATGTTATTGTTGATTTCCAGCTGCTGTTTCTCTTATTATTTGCTCAAATTGGTTCCATAATGAGTTGCTTATACGCTGGAACGATGTATGCTCACACTTGCATGAAGGTACTGATATTTGCTTATTCCTGATAATTGATTGCAT